GAGCCACAGCTGTTTGAGCTTTAGTAAGATTGGTTTGAGCCAATTCTTCAGCAGTTGGTGTGTCAAGAGGCAACCAATTCAAGGTGGTTTGCACATCTAGCTTTTGTTTGAGTTGGGGCTCAACATATGATTTCATTACCAAAGCATGATGACGTTCAGCCAATGGAGTGAGATCATGGGTTTGGATAGACTCTAATAGCTCGTGATAGCTTGCTTCCTCATAATCACCTGAAGCATTGAAACCTTTAGGGGAAGTTCCAATCAATTTAGTGGCTGGTACTCCAGCAATGGCAGCTACCAATTGGTACTGAGTCATGATGAGTGCATCCATATCAGCAAGAGAGGTATCAAACTGACTGAACTCATCCCCCTCTTTATCACCTAGCTTGACACCAAAGTTATCTCGATATTGTGACCATTGTTGTAAGCGTTCAATAGCGGCATTGGAATTGGACATTACCGCTTCCATATCAGTAAGCCAAACAGTAGTGCGTTTGGTCATTGCTAATTGAGGTGCCTCATTCGCTGTGCGTTCCGCGGCATAAACACGCTCCATGATTTGTTGAGATAAAGGAATCCCACCATAAAGATAGCTTGGCTTGAGCACGTCTACTGGTTCAGCATGACGGAAAATGATTAAATGGCTTCTGTGAATCTTCTTGCCATTAATGATCCACCATGTCGGTTCATAAAAATGCAAAGTATCAGGCTGGCTTGCAGAGGCACCATCCAGCATAGGTGCTGTCCAGTACGGATCAACTTGCACAATGCCTTTATAGCTTCCTGCCGTAATGCCATCAATGTTAAATGGCTTTTCATAGTAATCAGGGTCAGTTGACATAACCTTGAACATGGCAATCCGAATACCAAAGATTCTGCCTTTGCGAATGAACTCTCGCATATTCTTTTCTAAGCCCATTGATCGGTCATACCGCTTCATAATCTTAACTACTTCAGGCTCTAGTTCATCACCATCTACGCTGACAATGTTATATCCCTTACGAATAGCATCATCGGCTGGCATTGCACAGGCTTTGTTTACTAACCAGTTTTGAGCAATAATTCCGCAAAGCTGTGAGCCGATAAATCCTTGTGAGGAATACCATCCCACTAATGCTTCACTAATTGAATTGTTTAAAGTGTTGTAAGCCTTAAATTGTGGAAATCCATCGCTGGAATCATCTTGAGCATATTCGCCTGTAAAAATAGGCTGTTGTCTTTTTAAATCAAAGATGCGCTCTACTAAATCAAACCGTTTTTCAGGTCTATCAAATTCAGTGTGAGTGCTAAATAAGCTTGTTCGGGCTAATGGAGTTTTGGGTTCTTTTTTGATGGGGGGTTTTTTGAACCAATTAAACATATTTGCCTTATCCAAAGAAACTTCTTCGTGGAATCATCACTTCAGAAAATGCCCGTGATAAAGAGTCTACTTGATCATCATTTGCACCGTTGGGAAACATCCTCATTTCATTGATCAATGGTACATTCCAATCACCCCGAAGCATTAATACATTGCCAATATTAACTTGTGCTGCAAATGGCTCAGCCCTAGTAATCTTATCACCAGATTCAGGGGAGCTTTTCACATTATATCCAGCTAATGCACGAGTTAGGTAAAGAACTTGAGTTTTACCCGCTTGACCTGGGTCTTGTGGGATGCTTATCTTTACATTTTTATTATCAAGGGTAGCAGTGTTGATCATTGCGGTGTCTCGTTCATCAGGCCCTACCCTCAATCGAACCATGTCACCAATCACAAAGCGACCATCAGAGAGCCGTCCCACTTTACCCCCTGCAGTCCAATCCCCATCAACCGTGCTAGCCAGATCCCATCCCCGACACCATTTGATGTCACCCGCGGGGAGTGCATCAATGATTTTGATTTGATCAGGTTTAATGATTCCCCCTTCAGCTGGGGACGGGCTTTGCATATATTGACCTGAGAAAATGTAAGGGGCTGATTGCTCCATTTGTCTGAGTGTTTCAAGATCATGCTTAGCAGGCCATAGAGCTGTGCCATCTGCTTGTATTGCGGGCAAACAAATATGCTCCCATTCTTCCCCGTTGTTCCCTGCCAACAACCATCCAGCCAAATCGAGCTCATGTAATCGTTGCATAATCAAGATAACGGGGGTCTCTGGGCTGTTTTTCCGTGATTCCAACGTATTTTGAAACCAATCAATGACATTTTCCCTCATGATGTCTGATCTTGCTTCATCCGCTTTGTGGGGATCATCAATGATGATAGCCCCACCAAACTCTTCTCTATGTTTACCTGCACCAAATCCAGTGATTGTTCCCCCCGCCCCTACTGAGTAAACCAAACCCCCCTCAGTGGTGTGCCACATATCCCTTGCTTTGGAGTTTTCCATCAAATGCACATTGGGGAATATGTTGCGATACTCATTGGAAGCTATCATTTCTCTTGTTTGCCATGAGTAATTGGAAGCTAATCTAGCAGAGTATGAGGTATAGATGAACTCTGAATCGGGGTTTTTACCCAGACACCATGCCATGAAATTGATCACAGCAAGCTCAGTCTTTGAATATCTGGGAGGAATATTGATGATGAGTCTTTTGGTTTTCCCTTCATAAACTCTCATCAAGGCATCACAAATCAATCGGTGATGATCAGCCCTGAGCCATTTGAACCCTTTACGTTGAGCAAACATCCATCGACTGAAAAAATATAAATCAACCCGTGAATTAATAGCGGCTGATTCTAATTCTTTGGGGTCATACTGTCTCATATCTCATTCATTAAGCGTCTGCTGAGTGCTTCATGTTCAGCAAGACTGATTGATGTGTTGACTTGAGTGTTCACTTGCACTGCCACCTCAGCGTCTTTTCCTACCAAAACTTCTTTAGTTTTTCCAAGGGTACTAGCTCTCATTAGGAAGTCTTTTTGCTCCACACAAGCCGTTTCCATAGCTTCACGAGCATTTCTAAGAGCTGATGCGTTTAACCATTCCAGTCTTTGCACTTGGGTTTCTACCGTTTTTTCGATCACGGTCACCATTTTTATATCGTCTTGCTTTTTAAGTGCTTGATTATATTGAACTCCGGCGGTCACAATTGCCTTTCCATCTTGGGGAATCCCTTTACACAATCGATTGACTAGCCCTTTACTCACCTTATATTTATGGGTAAGGTCTTTTTGAGTGAATTGACCAACTCTCCAATCAATCACAATGGCTTCAGTAATTTTAGGATCAATCATAGTTTAGATGCTGGTTACGTTTATCCAGCGTCAGATAAAGGAATTAACTGACCGGTTTCCCAATTTGGTTTCATTGATCGAATTCTATCACCACAATTTAATATTTTCAATTACACGGTCACTTTTCCATTGTGATTTTTTATCATACTACACACCTTACACAGTGAAAACTCTAGACTATATATATATGCTTTTTTATACCCTAAATATGTAAGTATATAGATATTAGTATTATTAGTGTGTAGAGTGTGTAGTATGATATAAATTATTGATTTTATTGAAAAAAGTTCTGCACACTCTCAAAATTAAAATTGTGTAGTGAGTGTGTAGTCCATGTAAGATTTTTCAAAAACAAAATTTTCTACACACCCTTCTACACAATCTTCTACACAACTTTTTTCACAAGACTGTGTCTGATTTTATGTAGCCTTGACCCCGAATTTTATTAATTTTTAAAGCATTAGGAGCTTTTTTCCAACCCTTGATGAATCCCATTGAGTGATTGAATGTGTAAGAAGCCCTTTGATCATAAGCATACCCTGTCAATTCCAAATACAAAATACTGGAGATGAAACAATTGATCTCTGGGTTATGTTCAAAATAATCCCTAAGTACAAACACCAATGGGTTGAGGTTGGTATACTCTTCCCGTATGTCTTCCGCTGCTTTTTGTGCCTCTTCCCATAAAAGCCCATGAGTTTGAAACAAAACAATGGCTTCAGCCCATATTTGATCTCGGTCTTGTTTTAAATCTTTCAAATTGGCATTGCCCACTGAAATCGGTAACCACCGACGATTCCCCGTGCTATCACTCATAAACTCTTTGTCATTGGTTGTGCCAATAAAAAAGCAACGGCGTGGGAATTGATGCGGGAGTTTCTCAAATTTATCGGTGAACTCTTCATGTGTCCTACTCATAAAAGCTTTGATGTCCTCTGAGGAAGATGATTTCAGACCACGGAGCTCGGGGAGTTCAATAATCAGCTTTCCTTTGATCAATCTGGATTTATCATCATCTTTCATATGAAAATTGATTTCCCCAAAAGTATCATCAGGGGCTAAGTTTTGAACACTAGTGGTTTTACCAGTCCCTTGAGCGCCATAGAGCACCACAGCTGCATCGACTTTATAACCTGGATTCATTAACCGAGCCGCCATACCCGTCACCATGTAAAGACTCACCGTGTTGGTGTAATGATTGTCTTCAGACCCAAAATAATTGCTGAGAAGCTTTTCACAACGCTTGACCCCATCCCAATTAAGGGAGTTTCCCCAGTCAATTGCGCTATCAAAACTGTTCTTATGGGCAATCAAAACAATATTGTCAAACACCACCGTCTTATTAAAAGTTCTTTTGAACCCCAATTGCTCACTCTTATAAATCATTTGGGTGATGTCAAAATCCACTAACGGGCGAATCTTCCCTTCAAACAATCCAATGATCTTCCCTTTGAAACGATCAAAGCGAATGTCATATGTTCTAATTAGCTTCATGAGGTTGTCAATGGAAGGGTAAACATTCCCTTTAGAGTCACGGGTAAATTGCAGTTGATCAGGGGAACTTGAAATGGAGGGTTTAAGCTGTGAGATTTGATCAAAGCTGGGGTCTATGTCTTTCGCTCGCTTAAACAAAGATCCAATCCCAATGGTGTTCCCTTTGTCATTGCGTAATGAATCCCAAGTCTTTTGACAATCCGTCTCACTGATGTATTTTTCACCACCAGACATTGACCATTCATGGAATAAACCAAAACCTACATCATCCCCATCAAAATCGCTGTGTAAGGCACAAGCCACTGAGAACCATTGATCCCTTGGGCAATCAGATGGAATGATCGCCAGCGCTCGTTTGATGGTACTGATGGGGGTGATGGATGACTCCCGTAGAGATATTCCTTTAGTCTTGGGGGTGAGTTGATGGGGAGTGAATTGTTTGAGGAAGCTTTCAATCTCTAATTGGCAGTTGATGGGATCAATGGCAGACCCCTCAATGGATTTACCACTGAAAGTGAAATATCGCCCCTCTTCGTAGTACTCAATGGGTTTTTCATTAAAACTCACTCCCACATGGGAATAAAAAAGAAAATGAAGACCCGTGCCACTTACACTAACTTCAATGTACGCTTTGTCGGTGAATAATTCAATGGCTTTGAGAGCCACATCACTGTATTTGCCATTGACAATGCAATCATCCAAATCCAATCCAACCAGATTGTCAATGGTGGGATCAAACACAATCCCTTTCTTACCATTGATGTCATGGAATGGCTTTCTGTTTTTAAAGTCTTGCCATTTAACCGCGGGAACTTTTTGAGGTTTTTTATTAGGTTGATCTGATGGTACTAAATTCCAAGGAATCCATCTTGATTGTTCCAAGATCTTGTTTCCTAAGTGTATTTCCATGTTACAATTTCCTTTGAAGATTAGTGCTATTTTGATTCCCCCATATGTTCAACTCATTGGGGGTTTTTTTTGTTCTTAAAGTGTATTCATCCATATTTGGTGAGAGCCCCTCAACCTGCAAGAGGAAGTTAGACGAACCATGTTCGTGAAACACAGCCAGGGACTCTCACTAAATATATAAAACTCGTCTAAGAGCAATTCAAATATATCACACATAAAACATCATACCAAAATATTTTAATAAGTGATACACCTAAACTTTAATTTGTGATATATTGATTGTTCTATGAATAAAAAGGAACTTCAAATGTCACAAGAACTATTTGATGAATTAGCGAAAGACAAACCTGACCACAATATATTTAGCCCATCAGGGTCTAAGCGTTGGTTGTCTTGTCATGGTTGGTATCAAGCCACTAAGGATTTACCGTATATTCCATCAGGGGCTGCAGCTCAAAGAGGCACTGAGATTCATGCCATCATGGAGCGTTGCATTATTGAAAATGAACACCCTGAAAATATCACTGATGATCCAATGGCAGTTGATCATGTGGGCTATGTCTTAGATCACATCAATGCTTATAAAAGTTTATATCCAACTGTAGAGATCTATAGTGAAGTATACATTCCATATAAAAACATTGAAGGTCAGCAATTAGGGGGAACAAT